GCTCCGGGTTCCGCCAAATCGTCTCCACGACGAGGCCGTACGGGACGGGAAGACCCGCGATCTTCCGGGCGAAACGCATCCCCCGCTCCAACGGGTCGTCAATGTTCCGCATCCGCTGCCGCACTTTCGCGACGAGACCCGACTCGGACGCTTTCAGTGTCTGCCCGTTGACGTTCGACATCTCCCCGAGCAGATACTGCGCGGGGGTACGGGTCCTGCTCGCGATGTCCTTGACGTCCTCTTTCTTCGCGTTGCTGTACGGGTCGAGGGCGGCGGCCTGCCACTGCCCGAACTGGGTTTCGACGACCTCCGTCGACACGATCCGGTCCCGGCCCGTCTGGATCTGCGGGGTCACGTTGCCCTGCGCGTCCTCGTTCGGCCAACCCGAAACCCACTTCTGCGGGAACGCCCCGTAGTCCTGGGTGATGATGCGGTCCGCGAGCGTCTTGTTGATACGGTCCTGCACGTCGGTGATGTCTTCCAGTTCTGACCGGCCGCCCGTCAACAGACGCGGGTTGTTCGGCAACTCGAACATGGGGTTCTCGTCGGCGCCGCCGGGGGCTGGCCACGACTCCCCCGCAACTTCCCGCACATCCCATTCGGGACGAATCATCTGCCCCAACTGGAGGCGCCGGTCCAGTTCCGAGTAAGGAATGTACGGAACCGCTCCGGACGGACGGTTCTGTTTGAACTTGTAGACCTGCAGTTCACCGTTCTCGACGAGGTAGAGGACGGCGTGTACGGTCGCTGTCCAGTCGTCGTCATACACTTTCAGCCCGGCCGCGACAACCCGCCGGTTCGTTCCCGGCTTGAACTCGATGATGGCCTGCGTGGCGTGTTCGATGGTGATGGTCGGGGTCGTCGGATCGTCCTGATTCGGGACGATCAGCATGTACGACATCCCGGAGATGGCCGCTTCGAGGAGGGCCTTGTCGAACTCCGAGTCGAGGGAGTTGGACTGCCAGATACGCCACGTGTCGTCGTCGGCCTCCAACGGGTTCGAGGCCTTGTCGCCCGCCGGAGAGTCGGGCGCCTTCCCCAGCAGGGTCGGCTGGACCCGTTCGAGGGGCTTGCCCGGCCCGCGCCGCGACGGGGTCCCGAGCCGGAACCCGTCGACCATCATCCGCTCAACCTGCGCGTCGATCACCAGGCCGCAGTAATTGGACCGAGACATCCGCAGGATCTCCCGGAACTCGTCCTCAGCCCGAGGTGACAGCCACGGCAACGGGTGCTGCCCGTTGTAGTAGTTCTCGTAGAAGTCGACCATCTCGTTGCGCTGCATGAGCCGCAGCCACAGCCGGTGGACCCACCACTCGGGGCTCTCCGGGACGAGCACCAGCCTGCCCGAAGTGGCCATACCTGCCCCATTCCTGCTCAGCCGACGTGTGCGGCGCCCACCGCGCGCGTGTACTTCTGGACACGGCCCCACTTCTTCTCGGCGTGGAGTTCCGCAGCCGCTTCGTGAGCGAGGGTATCCGCCATCGCTATGTCGATCTTGCGATGTGCATCGGGCTTCACGATGAGGTAGCGGTCACTGGGCTTCGCCGCCTTCCGCGCGTTCCCCATGTGATCCCGGGCGAACGGGTCGTCGTCGTGGCTGCTCCGTCCGGACCGCAGATCCGACAGGGAACGGACCAACGCATTGTGCATCGGGATGATCCGATACGTCGGCCACTCCAGTACCACGTCATCCCCGTACCGCAATGCCCAGTCGCCGATCTCAGAATGCCAGTCCTTCGGGTCACAGTTCATCCGGCGCACCGAATAGTAGGTGAACACCTCGTCGACCGCCGCGTCCACCTCGCCGCGCGGAATGGTCCCGTTCCATTCCGCCGGATTCCAGAAGGTACGCCGCTTGTCCGGCCCGTACGTCGGCGTGAACCTGTACCCATCTTGCGTCTCCAACCGCAACGCAGTCCAGTCATCCGAATCGGAACCGTCGAAACCGGCCGCGACCGGTGTCCCCTTCGCGATCGGCCTGAACTTCTGCTGCTTATCCCACAACCCGTCCTCAAGCCACGCGCCACGGCCCGCGACGATCCGGTTCCCGAAGAACCGCTCCGCCTGCGCCGGGTCCTCGATCATGATTTCCATGGCTTCGGCCTCGATAGAATCGAGGTCCACCCACCAAGAACCCTGATAGACGTACCGCAGAATGCGGCGACGCTCCCGCTTGTTGGCGAACGACAAGTTCGCCGGAGCCAGCCGGTGCAGACGGAAGATGTCCGGCCGAATCAACGCCGCCTGCGCCGTCTTCTGCGCGATCGAGTTCTCCGAAGGGTCCCAACCGTTCGTCGTCTCACAGGAACGGCCCTGCATACCGGCGACACCACGACGTTGCGTCGTGGCCACCTTGTCCATCTTGTTCTGCACCAGCCAGATACCGGTCTCGTCCTGCGGAACGAACGTCACACGTTGACCAAGCCGCGACTGATTCGACGACGTTACCGTGTCAATCATCCCACCACCGGGTAACCGGACGAACTCTTGGCCGACTCGGGCCACCGTGTTCGCCAGCGGCCCATCCTCCAACATCGGCTTCAAAGCGCCGTAAACGTTGAAGGTCTGCTCCTCCGAGAACGCCGTGATCTGAATCAGCGGAGTCGGCCAATGCGTCCCCATCGGCTCACCGGGCCGGTACTCGTACACCCACCCGCAGCCGCAGCCATGTTTGCTGCAGTCATACACCTCCCCGCCGACCGCCCAGCCGCAGAACAGGGCCGGTCCGAGACCTTCGAGGCAGCACTGCGCGGCCGTCATCGGGCCCTTACCGGCCTTCTGCGCCATCACGACCTGCGCACGCCGGTAATAGAACGCGGGGGCGCCGATAGCGGGACGTTCATTCGTCGGCAACGGCGCCGACGGCTTCACCCGATAGAAGTTGGCGAAGTACCAGCCCTGCCAGTCCGCGAGAATGTACGGCTTCCCCTTCGAGAAACCGTCCGGGATAATGCAGTGCGCTTCAGTCCACGCCAACGCGACCCAAAGGACGGGGAAGTCGTAGACGTACTCCTCACTCGATGCGTTCGGCATGGATCTGCGCCGAATCCGGGACCTCAACCCACCAGCGGGACGCCCACAACAGCCAGTTGCCGCCGAGAACCGCGTGGGAGGAGATCTGCGGCTCCGTGAACTCCGGCCGCCGGTCCGTGGGAACGTACCCGCCGACCGTGGCGGCCTTCGTCTCCGCCTGCGTCCGCATCATCTCCATCCCCTGCCGCCAGAAGTCCGGCTTGTCGATCTGCGTGAAGTCGTCGTCGCCGAGAGGGATACGGAGCAGGACGTCGACCTGGACAGACTTCACGCGTCCTCGTCCTCCGGCCCCAAATCCTCGTCGTCATCCTCTTCCGGGTCGGGGGTCTCCACGGCGAGGCTTCCGCCCGCCAGCCGGTCCCGGACGTCCGAGACGGGACGAATCTGGATGACCGGGGCCACACCGTAGATGCTGGTGCGTTCCTCGACGACCTCTTGGATCTCTTCGTCGATGATGAACCGCCCGGCCCGCAGCGCGAGCGGGTTGATGAGCAGCACGTCGGCGAGTTGCCGGAACGACGTCAACGCCGGGGCGTTCGCCAGCCTGCTGGAACAGAACACGGCGACCCGGCAGTAGGTGGCGACCTGCAACTCCAGCCGCCCCCGCTTCCACAAGTGGGCCTGCGGGTACGTCGTCCACATCCGGTTCCACAACGCCTGCTCCTGCATCGACGGCAGACGTTCGGGGTCCATCGCTTCGAGCGGCCACTCCGGGGCCTCCGCGAGACCCGAACCCGGCAGTCGGGTCCACGACGCGGCGTCCTGCGGCTTCTTGCGGATGAGGGCGTCCGGGTCCGGGGGCGGCCCGACGGACGATGAACGGTAGTGAACCATGCCCCGATGGTAGAACGGCCCTGGCCAGGGGCGGCTCCGAACGGCTATCGTTGACGGGAACCCGTAGCGGGGTGGCGCAGTTCGGTTAGCGTGCTGGGCTCATAACCCGGAGGTCGTGGGTTCGAATCCCACCCCCGCCACAGAGACAAGAAGGGCCCGGCCGAGAGGGACGAATCCCAAGGCCGGGCCTTCTCGCGCTCACGAAACAGCGTCTACACGGAAACCTGGACCGCTGAGGCATCCCCTGAAGTTTGCCCACCGCTACCTGGAGTCCGGAGCAACGCCGTCGCTTGCTGTCGGAAAATCTAACGGGTCGGGGCGTCGGACGTCAACCCCGACAGGAACGAGGACTCGGCGTCCCCCCAGAGCCGATGCCGCAACCATTCGGCGAACCGGACCTGCGCGGCATTGCGGGCCTCGTTCGCGACTTGCGCCTGTTCGGTCGTGAAGTCCTCGTACCAGAGGATGACACCGGCCAGGCTGGCGGTCACCCGCCAACCCTGGATCAATCCGCTGGTCTCGTGGATGAAAGGGAAGGCGTCGAACTCGAAGGAGGTAAACATGGGCGTCAACCGACCCAGCGGGGAACGTCCGCCAACCGGCGCAGAGCCTCGCCCCGGTCCGCGTCGAACAGGGGCTGCGCCCACAGCCGGGCCGTCTGGTCGGCGGCTCGCCCGTCATAGGCCCGGAAGCGGTGGGTGCCCAGCACCTTCACCGACCCGTCCGGGTTACGCCGGACGGCCCACGCCTTCCAATGCCACCGCGCCGTCTTCCTTACCTCGATCGTGTGCTGCGCCCGCTCGAACGCCCGTGTCCTCATGACACCAGTCGTACACCGCTTGTCAAGGGGTCGTCCAGGTTGAAAGTCCCGGCCGGGACGAGCGCCACGGCCCGGCCGAGCGCACACTCGGGCCATGGACGTCATCACGCTCCTCCTGCTCGTCGCCGGGTTCGTCTGCTTCGTCATCGCCACCTTCCCCACCCCCGTCTGGACCCGCCTCGTCCCCCTCGGGCTGGCCCTCTGGATTCTGTCGGTCATCATCAACGACCCGCTGCTGCACAAGTAGGCTGCCGCCGGGCGGTCGAGATGCCTCCTTGAGCCCCGCCGTACCAAAGTGCCGCTGGAGGTGGACGACGGCACGCCGTCCCAGGGACGCCTGGATGCCCGGCGTGCCGTCGTCGGGCGCGACGAAGGCCCCAGACGGAGCAAGTCTCTACTGCAACCGTCCCGTGGAGGACGCCGTTCGAGCCGCTGGTACGCCTGGGGCCTTCAGCACCCACCCTACACGAACGGGGTAAGCGTGCGTGTGCTCAAAGTCACTGGGGTGGGAAGGGCTGTGCTCCACTTTTGGTCC